AACGGGGGACCGTATGCCAGCTAAGTCAGAGAAACAACGCCGTTACATGGCTATGGCATACAATGATCCTGATATGGGTGTACCTAAAGAGGTTGCGAAAAAGTTCATGAAAAAACCAGCACAAGGCTACAAAAAAGGCGGTAAGATGCCAGACCTAACTGGGGATGGCAAAGTAACTCAAGCTGACGTTCTGAAAGGGCGTGGCGTATTTAAAGCAGGTGGCAAAGTCGGATATCATAAGATGCCAGACGGTACTATGATGAAAGACTCTGAACACAAAGGCATGAAGCGCGGCGGTAAAGTTCGCGGCGCAGGCATTGCACAAAAAGGCGTTCGCGCCTGCCAAATGAGGTAATAGTTATGGCTAAAAGACCAAAGAATAGACGAGTCGATATACCCGCTACGGATTTAGCGCCAAGCCCGATAATGATGACCGCTAAAGCTATAGAAAACCGTCGTGGCAGGAAGCAAGACGAGAAATATCAAGACGCTCTAAGAGAGATGGGCATGTTTGATAACGCTGGTGGTCGAGGCGGTGGAGTTCGTGGTGGTATGGCTAAAGATGATTTCCGTGGTAGAGCGCAAAGAATGAAGAAAGGTGGAAAAGTGAAAAAGTATATGTCAGGAGGCCGTGCAGAGGCCACGAAGAAGCGTGAAGAAGAAATGATGCGCAAAGGCCCATCACGTCGTCCACGTCTAGGTCCAAACCGTGAGATGGAGCGTTTGGAAGGTGAAGCAGGAATGGCGCGTCAGCAAGACAACATGCGTAATAAGCGTATGGAGCGTGAAGCGGCTGGCACTGCTTACAAAAAAGGCGGCAAAGTACGTGGCTGTGGTATGGCCCGTGGTGGCGCTGTTCGTCCATGTAAAATGGTGAAGATGAAGGGTTCGTAATGCGTCGTTATTACCGCAAAGATAACTGTGGTTGTTCGCATTCCTACAAAGAAGGTGGGTCGGTGAAGGACGCTTGTTACAGCAAAGTTAAGTCTCGCTACAAGGTCTTCCCGTCCGCCTATGCCTCTGGGGCTATCGCTAAATGCCGTAAGGTTGGCGCAAAGAACTGGGGTAACAAGAGTAAAAAGTAATGGCAGTTCGTAAGACAGCAAAAGGTGCAGCACTAAAGAGATGGTTCAAAGAGGACTGGAAAGATGTGCGTACTGGCAAGGCTTGCGGACGTAAAGAAGGAGAAAAGCGTGGTACACCATACTGTCGTCCAACGAAGAAGGTGTCCAGCAAAACTCCAAAAACAAGCGGTGAGATGACAGAGTCTGAAAAACGCAAGAAGATCGCTGAAAAGAAACGGCTAGGACAACCAGCGGGTAAGCCGCGTAGAGTGTCTGCAGCCAAGAAAAAGGGGAAGAAATAATGGAAATCTTCCAAAATGGCAGGTTCTCTACGGGTGAACCAGTGTATCAGATCGGCACAAAGAACGCTGACGGTACATACGAAGTAAAAGTTTTTGACCTGATGAACAAAGCACAGGCAGAAGCGAAGCTGAAATCTATGGGTGTTAAGACTGAAGCACCTAAGCCTGCGGCCAAAAAAGCTGCGCCTAAGTACGACGGTATGTCTAAGGTGGAGCTGGAAGCGATGATGCGAGAAGAGGGGGTCGAGCTAGACCGCCGTAAGTCAAAAGCAAAACTTCTTGCAGAAGTAAAAGCTCACTTCAAAGGTAAGTAATCATGACGACATCAGGCACCACAGCGTTTAACATGGACTTCACGGAAATCGCCGAGGAAGCATGGGAGCGTGCGGGCCGTGAGATGCGTTCTGGATACGACCTACGCACCGCTCGTCGGTCTATGAACTTGATGACAATCGAGTGGCAAAACCGTGGTATCAACCTCTGGACTATCGACGAGGGGTCCGTCAGTTTGGCGCAAGGGGTCGCACAATACGACCTCCCCGCCGATACCATTGACCTGCTAGAACAAGTTATCAGGACTGGTAGTGGGTCACAGCAGCAAGACTTGACGATCTCGCGCATCAGCGTGAGTACATATGCGTCTATTCCGAATAAAACAAATACTGGGCGTCCTATCCAGTTGTGGATCGAACGGTTGCGTGACAACCCACGTATCAATGTGTGGCCTGTCCCCGAAAGCAACGACTATACGCTACGGTATTGGCGGCTACGCCGCATCGAAGACGCTGGCTCTGGGGTCCAAACAGCGGATATGAATTTCCGCTTTCTCCCGTGTCTGGTCGCGGGGCTGGCGTACCATATCGCTATGAAAGTCCCTGAACTTGGCGAGCGTGTTGGTATGCTGAAGGCTGTATACGACGAACAGTTCGACATGGCCGCAGGTGAAGATCGCGAGAAGACTCCAGCGCGGTTCGTGCCGCGAGTTGGGAGGTACTGATGTCTCGGCGGTTTGCATCGGCACAGAAGGCATTAGGAATCTGCGATGTTTGCGGGTTCCAGTATCCTTTGCGCCGTCTACGCAGCCTAATCGTCAAGAATCGAGATACTAACGTCAAGGCTTGCCCAGAGTGTTGGGAACCAGATCATCCGCAGTTGCGCCTTGGTGAGTTTCCTGTGGATGACCCGCAAGCGATCCGTGATCCTCGTCCTGATAGCGCAGAATATGCACAGAGCCGAGCGCAGATCATCCCCGTGCGTCCTGTGGTAGCAACTGGATTTATTGGGCAAGTTACTGTAACAACTTCGTAGGAGTGACAAACTATGTCAAACTGTGGAACAAGAAAAATGAAAAAGGGCGGCAAGGTTGCCAACCAGACTAAGAAAATGAAGAAACCAGCCAAGAAAGCTGGTGGTGTTAAGGTGCGCGGCACAGGTGCAGCGACCAAAGGTTTGTATGCACGGGGGCCAATGGCGTAAGATATGAACTATACCGAGCTGAAAACCAACATTGAAGACATCTGTGAAAACTCTTTCACAGAGGATCAGCTCGCTATGTTCACACAGCAAGCTGAACAAAAAATCTACAACACGGTGCAGATACCTGCACTGCGTAGAAATGTTACAGGTAACGTAAGTGCTGACAATAAGTACCTATCGACACCCAGTGACTTCTTATACAGCTATAGTCTTGCAGTCATTGATGGATCAGGGAACTACACGTATCTTTTGAACAAAGACGTTAACTTCATCCGTGAAGCCTACCCTGGACCGTCAGCTACTGGGCTACCGAAGCATTACGCGTACTTTGACGATAATTCGTTCTTACTTGGTCCTACGCCAGATGCAGCGTACGAGATGGAGCTTCACTACGGCTATTACCCTGAGTCCATCGTAACGGCGGGCACAACATGGCTTGGAGATGAGTTCGATTCTGCCCTACTGAACGGGGCGTTGATTGAGGCTATCCGCTTCATGAAAGGCGAGCAAGATGTGGTGGCGATGTACGAGAAATTGTACGTTCAAGCTATCGGACTGCTCAAAAACCTCGGAGATGGCAAGCTCCGCGAAGATACGTACCGTTCTGGTCAGGTACGAAACCCAGTAAGCTAAGGAGACACCAATGGCTATCACACAAGCGATGTGCACGTCTTTCAAGCAAGCTCTTCTCGATGGTGAGATGGACTTTAGCTCGGATACGTCACAGACATTCAAAATTGCTCTATTCACATCCAGCGCAACGCTCGATGCTACAACCACTGCATATAGCACCACTAATGAGGTGACTGGTACAGGGTACACAGCGGGCGGCAATACGTTGACAATTTCAACAAACCCAACAACTTCTGGTACAACAGCGTATCTGGACTTTGCGGATACAACTTGGGCAGCGGCTACAATCACTGCTCGTGGCGCTCTGATTTATAAGGCAGATGGCGTAACAGACCCAGCGGTCGCAGTTCTGGACTTCGGTGCAGACAAGACTTCTACTGCGGGCGATTTCACCATCCAGTTCCCAACAGCAGACGCATCTAACGCTATCCTGCGCCTCGCGTAAGGTGGCCTAGATGGCTGATGTACTCGTCACATATAGAGGGTGGTCGTCCGGTGGATGGGGCGATACCGCGTGGGGTGGCGATGTACAAATGCCTTTCGCTACAGGTGCCGTTGGTACGGTAACCGTTGTAGCTAATGCAAATGTTTACCCATCCGGCCTACAAGCGTCGGGTGGAGTAGGTACCGTCAGTGTCGTTGCAGAAGCAAATGTCTACCCAACAGGTGTGGAAGTTACAGGCGCAGTTGGTGACGTAGATGTCGTTGCAGAAGCAAATGTCTACCCAACAGGCGTAGAAGCTACAGGCGCTACGGGTACAGTAACAGTCACCGCGGATGCTAATGTCTATCCTAGCGGGCTTGCTGCCACAGGCGCAGTGGGTACTGTCAGTGTTGTTGCTGAAGCTAATGTTTACCCAACAGGTGTCGAGGGTACCGCCGAGCTAGGTGCTGTAACTGTCGCCGCAGGCGCAAATGTCTACCCAAGTGGCCTAGAAGCAACGGGCGCAGTTGGCAGCGTAACCATCGTAGCCGAGGCAAATGTCTACCCAACTGGGGTATCTAGCGCGGTACAGTTAGGCACAGTATCTACCAGTGCTGACGCCAATGTATATCCAAGTGGCCTAGAATCTACTGGAGCAGTAGGAACTGTCTTTGTAGCTGTCGGTACAACATTACAAGTTACAGGATTGAAAGCAACGTCAGTTCTTGGTACAGTGACAACGAAAGCCAACGCAGGTGTACTTGTTACAGGGACTGCAGCGACCGGTGCGATAGGCACCACCCTTGTCTGGGGAGAGGTAGATGATAACCAAACTCCAAACTGGCAAGGAATAACCGATACACAGACCCCAGGATGGGGCGCTCCGCCTAGTGCACAGACTCCGAATTGGAAAGACGTAGCGTGAGTTGAGCACCTGAAACGTAACATAGACCGCATGAGGCTTAAAAATGGCAACGCAATATACTTCAGTTCTTAAACTGGCGCTTCCCGTACAAGGTGAACTTTCTGGTACATGGGGCGATGTCGTAAACGACAATATCACTTCGATGGTTGAAGAAGCCATTGCTGGCCGCGCGGTCATTGATACGTGGACGGCTAACGCACATACGCTGACGACAGCAAACGGGACGACTTCCGAATCTCGCTGTGCGATGCTTGAGTTTACTGACACAGGCGCAGCACTTACTGGTGCGGGTGAGGTTATCTGCCCTACACAGCCAAAAATTTACATCGCTAAGAACGGCTCTGGTCAGATTATCACAGTCAAAACCTCTGCGGGCACAGGCATCGCGGTACAAGACGGCGAGACTAAGTTTGTATTCTGTGACGGAACCAATGTCGTAGAAGCCGTTACTAGCATGACCACGTTGAAGGTCGGCACAGGTGTGCAGGTCAGCACAATCCTAGACGAAGATGATTTAGTATCTGACAGCGCGACAGCCTTGGCTACACAGCAGTCAATCAAAGCCTATGTAGACAGCCAAGTTACCGCGCAAGACTTAGATTTCGCTGGTGATACAGGCACAGGTGCCGTTGACCTAGACAGCCAGTCTCTAACTGTTGCAGGTACAACTAACGAGATCGAAACGTCTGCATCAGGACAAACTCTGACTGTTGGGCTACCTGCGGCTATTATTGTTACAACATCTGTTACAACACCGACTGTTCAGACTACAAACCTGAACGCCAATGACGGCACCGCAGCGGTTACTATCGCGGATGCCACTGGCCAAACCACAATCAACGACGCGGTCCTGACCACTGCGGACATCAATGGCGGTACAGCGGACAACGTAGTAATTGGTGGCACTACAGCCGCAGCAGGCTCGTTCACCACAGTCGGTGCAACAGGTAACATCACGTCCCAAGGCCAAGTAATCACTGATACAATCAACGAACAGACCGCTACTTCTGGCGTAACAGTTGACGGTGTTCTGTTGAAAGACGGTGGAGCTACTCTTACTGGCGACCTAACCGTGGACACCGACACGCTGTACGTCGATAGCACGAATGATCGGGTGGGGATTAATACGTCCAGCCCATCTTATGCTATTGATGTTGTGGGCCTTACGGACAACTCTATTTACGCGGAATTTTCAAATAACAGCTCTCGGGCTTTGCGCCTTTCTTCTTTTGCGGTGGGTGTAAACGATAACGCCGGGCATGATTTTAATGCAAGTTCGTCAGCGGGCGCGTTAAGTTTTTCTATTGATGAAAATGAAGCAATGCGGGTCGACTCGGTACGGCGAGTTTTGATTGGACACACCTCATCTATTCAGATTGGTGCGCAGGAAGCTACTTTACAGGTAATGGGGACTGGCGCGGGGGCGTCAACCATTTCCGCCGTCCGTTTTGCCAATTCTGCGAACTCTTCAAAAATACAGCTTGGTAAGTCTCGCGGGTCTTCTGTGGGAACCAACGTTATTGTTCAAGACAACGACAATGTAGGTAGTCTTGGGTTTTCTGCGGATGATGGTACTGACGTAGAAAGTCAATCAGCAAGTATTAATGCCGAGATTGACGGCACACCGGGTGTAGACGATACGCCGGGTCGTTTGGTGTTCTCAACCACGGCGGATGGTGCTAACTCCGTAACCGAGCGTATGCGGATTACGTCGCAGGGGTATGTTGGAATTGGGACAACGCCTAATTATCCATTAGACGTTCAAGATAGCGGAGGAGGGTTTATTAAAGCCAGCTTCGTAAGTACAGGCTCCTCACACTCTTCTATTGTTTTTGACAACACAGGCTCCTCTGCAAACAGTGTTCGTGTTGGTTCTCAAAATAATGATTTTTATGTAAGAACATCTAGCACCGAAGCCATGCGCATTGACTCGTCGCAGCGGGTTTTGATTGGGCATACGTCATCGGTTGCGGTGGGTTCTTCTAGTGAATCTATTTTTCAAGTAAATGATAACGATTCATTTACCTCAGTTGCTAGATATACTGCAGGGACTGGTGGTCCGTTGCTTTCGTTCGGTAAAGCAAAAACAAACACCCTTGGCGGAGTTACTCTTGTTGCTGATGGAGATAGCCTTGGTTTAATTAGGTTTGCAGGGGCAGATGGTACTGACCTACAGAGTGCTGCTGCTCAAATTACTGCAAAGGTCGATGGCACTCCGGGTTCTAACGACATGCCGGGGCGTTTAGAGTTTTACACTACCGCAGACGGAGCAGCTTCCCCAACCGAGCGTATGCGGATTTCGGAAGATGGTAACGTCACCATCGGGGATACATCAAACCTTGGTCGCAAACTCAGTGTTTACGGTGACGCTTACATCACTCAAGGTTATTTGGAGTTTGGTGGCAGCGAAAGCACCCCTACTACCGCGAACCCCACTATCTACCGCAACAACCCCGGCGCTGGCCCTAATATGGTGTTTGCCAATAACGCCACCGAAGCCATGCGTGTTGACCAAGGTCAGCGTTTGTTGATTGGTACAAATGCTCATAGAAGCAGCTTCTTCAATAACAATGTTGGAACATATAGACCTATATTCCAAGTTGAAGCAGCGAACACATCTTCGGGCAACCGCATGTCATCGTTTGTTATAAACGACGATAGCAACAATGGGTTTTTCCAAATCTTTGGTCGTAGCCGTGGAACAACTTTGGGGTCGCTCACGGCGGTTGCAGCAGGGGATATTATTGGTGGTATAAGTTGGCAAGCTGCTACAGGCGCTGCTTTGACAGAAGCTGCACAAATTAAAGCAGAGGTAGATGGTACTCCCGGAGACAGTGACATGCCCGGACGCCTTATCTTTAGAACTACAGCGGATGGTAACTCTGGGTCCAGCGAGCGTATGCGGATTGATTCCAATGGATTCGTGGGCATCGGGGAAACCGACCCGACTACTCCATTACACATAAAATATAGCGACGAGACAAACTACGGCATTAGAGTTAGAAATACAAACACAACAGCAACGGCTAAAAACGGCATTAATTTAGTTGTGTCAAACGGTACTGGTGGCGGAGCTTTATATGTTGATAGTGCTGTTACTGGCGGTAGTCCCTATGACGTACACTTACGGGCGTTCCAAGGCGCGGCAAGTATTGTTTTTGGTTCAGCGGGTAACACCGAAAACATGCGGCTGGATGCTGGTGGAAGGCTTTTGATTGGTGAGGACACTTCTGTTCCCGTAGTTAACAATGATGGTGCCTTGTACGTGGGTGGAACAACGACTGCAAAGTCACAAATTAGTGTAGCTCGTTACCAAAATGCCAACTCTGGGCCTGTTTTGGCACTTGCAAAAAGTAGAAGTGGTACAAACGGATCAGTAGGAACCGCTGTTCAGGAAGATGACTTCTTAGGATTTATCTATTTTGCAGGTGACGATGGCACTGATTTAGCAACACGGGGTGCATTAATCGTTGCAGAAGTAGATGGAACTCCGGGTTCTAACGACATGCCCGGACGTCTTGTGTTTGAAACAACCGCCGACGGCGCATCTAGCCCAACCGAGCGTATGCGCATTGACAGCAGCGGTAACTTGCTGGTGGGGACTACTGATACAACTTTGTACAATAATTCAGATGGCTCTGAAGGCGTAAGAATTGCCGAAGATCATGTATCTATAGCAAGTGATGCAAGAACTGTT